GATGAAAAAGAAAAAGTATTGTCAGAATCTACCTTGCAGACCTCCAATAGTGCTGACATTAAGGCATTTAGAGAGAGGGTCAAAATGGGAGAGGTTGCTTTATATCCAGGATCAGACATTAAGGTGCTTTCTGTTGGTAAGGTCAACAGTCGCATCAATGGGAAGACAATTCAAGATGTCACGCCTGCAATCCTTGCTGAGATCGTAAGAGTGTTTAAAGAACGATCATCTCAAGACCCCGTCATCATTGATTGGAATCATCAATCATCGCCCTTTATGGATAACGGTGCTACTGATCCAATTCAATCGATGGCTTATGGTGAAATATCTGATGTTTATGTAAAAGATGATGCTTTATATGTAAAGCCTTTATATACTCAAGCAGGCCTCGACCTAGTGACAGCTAGTGAAGGCGTTTTATATCCATCACCCGAATTTTTAGTAGGTGAGATTTTTGCAAGAGAAGGCGATCCCAAACCTATCGGTTTCGCCCAATTGCAAGCCGTTACATTGACGGCAAGACCAGCACAATCAAAAAATAAAATATCTCGTGTTTTACTCATGGAGAACATAATGAATCCAGAAGAATTAAAGGCGATGACAGCTGATCAATTGGTGGCTTTAGTGCTAGAAAAAGATCAACTAGTCAAGCAATTGGAGGCTCAGCTTGAAGGCGTTAAGTCTGAAAACGATGAGCTAACTAAAGACGAATCAGCGGGCGAGATCGAAATCTCTCTTGATGGTGAATATGCCAAAAAAGATGAGAAGAAGATGATGGCTGAAGAAGATAAAAAGATGATGGAAGATGAAAAGAAAATGTCTGAAGCCACCGCTTTATCTGAAAAGGCACTACATGCACAAGTCACTTCTTTGTCTGAACAAGTCAAGACCTTACAAGCTGAAAAGCATCAAGCTGAAAGAAAGCTTGTTGTTGACGGCTTGCTTAACACTGGCAAGATTGCACCTAGTGAAATTTCAGCCGTTGAATCAGCCTATGATATCAAGGATAAATTCCCAGCTATTTGGCAATCATTCAGCGAAAGAAAAGCAAATCAAGCGATCAACCTTTCTGAAAAGGGACATGCTAGCACCGCTCAAGAGATCAGCTTTATTGATCAAGTGAATGAAATTAAAAAGACAAAAGGCATCACATTTTCAGAAGCCCTAAATGTCATGAAAAACGAACAACCTGATGCTTACATCAAACATTTCAAAGGATAATAATCATGAGCTTAAATAATCATGCTATCTATAAGACCTTTATCGCATCTGCATCTATCACCGCCTTGACCTTGGTTAAGGTTGATAGTGCTGGCAAAGTTACACCTTGCACCGCCGCCACTGATGTTCCTGTTGGTATTGCTCAACTTGCTGGTGCAAGTGGTGATGCTATCAATGTATGCATCAGCGGTGTTTCTCGTGTTGTTGCTGGTGGTACTATCACCGCTGGAACTCACTTTTTTGTTATGCCTGGTCTTGCTGGCAAAGTGTATGCTTATGACGGCTCAGCAGAAAGCACACAAATCATCGCCGGTCGTTTCTTGCCAAATGTTGCAAATACCGCAGCAAGTGCAAATGAAGAAATCGAAATCCTTTTCAATGTCTCTTTAGGAGTCTAATCAAATGGCTAACTCATCTTATAGCAATATTCATCCAGTCAACGAAATCCTTCGCAACCTTGCCATTGAAGCAATTCCTAGCGATGGACAACTGATCGCCGATCAAGTTATTGAAAATGTTGATGTCAAAGCAATTGGTCCAACAGGTACTCTCTTGATCGAAGAAACACGCAACTTTATGGGCTCTCCTGATGTTGATGCTCAGCGTGCACCTGGTGCAGATCGTCAACGCATTGGCAACTTTGACCGTTCAAGCACAACCTTCTCAGCAAAGATTTATTCTTTAAGTGATGAAATTGCTCTTGAAGATATCAAGTATTCACAATATCCAGGCAATGAAGAACAACGATCTTTCAGAAAAGTACAAAGATCAATGCTCTTAAATCGTGAAACCCGTTTAGCTAATCTCTTGTTTGGTGCTAGCAATTGGGGTTCTTATACTTCTGCTCTTGCATCTTTAGCAAGTGGTTCTAATGGTACACAATGGAATCAAGCCGGTGCTGAACCTTTAACCGATCTTCATGCTTTGATTGATGTTATTCGTGCAAATTCTCATGGTATTTTGCCTGATACATTGGTTCTTGGTTATGGTGCTCTTCGTGCATTATCTCGCAATGCTGAAGTACGTGGATTTTTTACAGCTGGTAGCACTCCATCAGGTACAGCAGCAGGCAATCGCTTGATGAAAGATGACATGGTTATCTCTGTTCTTAAAGAAGTCTTAGGCATCCCAAATGTTCATGTTGGTCAAGCTCGTAAAGAAACTGCAAACGCTGGGTTAACATCTTCTGAAGCTCAAGTATGGACTGATGACAGTGTTTTCATGGGTATCATGAAGGGGTCTGATGCTATTGCAAATAAGAATGGTGTTAAGGTTATGCCCGTTGCTGCTCTCAATTTTGTCTATGAAGGTTATTCATCAGGTGCTTATGATGATCTTGCTATGACAAAACGCACTGTTTGGATGGAACACACCCATCAGGATAAGATCATCGCTCAAAATTATGGTTTCCTCTTGACTGATTGTTTAGCTTAATGTTCGTATGCTTAATTGTCCTTATTGCCTTAATTCTCTCAATAATATGGTGCACCTAGCTGAAGCTAGTGATGCAGATCAACAGGCAATAGAGGATATCAGAAAACAATGGATTAATGAACGCAATCCACAATTAAAACTCTTGCTCAAAATGAGATTGGATGTCCTCGTCAAAGAGGTTAATTCAGCTAAAACATTTGAGGAAGAAATGAAGAAAGCGACAAATCGATTATATCGTGCAATCGCTGAAATGGTGCAACAAGGTCAAGGGCAGATGCTTGTTAGTATGTCACCTGATGAGCTTAAATCATTTTTAATCTCAAGTGGCATGGGAGACGCTTTGACTTATTTTGAGCGTTCTCAAGTGGACATAGTGGAATTGATCAATAAGGCAACTCTTGCGATTGATCCTGAGTTTAAATCAGCACCTCCCAATCTCATTCAAGCGATTGCTCAGCAAACTTCATCACAAGTTTTTGATGCTCAAATCTTGCCTTCTCTTAGTAGTGCAATTCGCAACATGGCAACAACGGCGATTATTGTTGGAAGCTCAAAGCCTGTACTTGATCAAATGAGAATTGCCTTTGATAAATCAGTTGGCGTTGGTACTACTCAAGCAAGAACGAAGATCGCTGAATTTGGAAGATCCATCAATGCTTTAAATGCTGATGAAGCTGGTTTAGAAAACTTCATTTATGTTGGGCCTAAAGATGGAATAACTAGACCATTTTGTCGCAAGCTTGTTGGAAAAGTGCTATCTAAGAAACAGATCATCAAGCTTGACAATGGACAGCCTTCAAGTGGTCCACCTCTTACATCGGGCGGGGGCTATAATTGTAGACATTCATGGGCTCCAGTTAGCAAGGGATTTCTAAAGGTCAATGGCTTAACGGTGGTTTCAGATAGTGAGATAAAGGACATAACAACATGAGAAAAGCACAACAAGGCAAAAACTACAATTTCATTTGGCAAGCTCCACACCCAATCAGTGGAACTCCATCAATTGCATTCTATCTTGAAGGTGGATCAGTTGGCGGTGCTATGTCTCAAGGTCGATCTGATTTAGTAGCTACTGATTTAGATAGAGATAGACGAGTTATGACTTTGTCAGCATCAGCATCAGCCTTAAAGCAATTTCAATCAGATGCTTTTTTACTCACTGATGCAGATACTTTCTTTTCAATTAAGATCGTGCGCATCACTGGAACACAATTGATCTTAGCTGATCCATTGCCTAGAGATATCGCATTCACATCTAACTCAACAATTCAATTTGCTAGTTGGCTTTATACTTGCTCATCTTCCAATGTCACCGCCTCTAAGCAGACCGTTGCTTATGCCGTTGAATATGTACAAAGCGAAGGCACACAAACAATCAATAGAGTTGAAAAAGGCTCTTTAAAGATTGTGCCTCGTCCTTTTGATACTGGTTTAGATCATAATAAGCTATGCTCAATTTTTCCTCATATTGCTGATCTAGCACCTAGACGGGCAAACGGCTTTGAAGAGCAAATATCATCAGCACTTGATGAACTTGCTTTATATGTTAGAGATTTAATCGTACCTAGAGATGTTGATGAAGATGATATACACAATTCACATGATTTACTGCAAGCTCATTCCTATCTTGCGATTGCTCGTGTGCATGAGCTTAATGGCAATATCGATTTAAGCGAAAAGATGCGAGCAAGAGGAATTGAATTAGCTGATCTTTCTATGAAAACAATCAGCCTTGATTTAAACACTGATGGGATTATTCAAACAACTGAAAACAATCAGCGAGTTAGTGCAAGCTCTGATATTCGTGGAAACTTTGCAGGTCGTACAGTTGGAGAGTATGAAGCTCAATTTATCCCATCAAGAAATATGAGATGGTAAATGAAAGCAACGATCAGCCTAAACCTACCAACCTTAAATCTAAACAAGCCCCAAATGATCGCTATTGCTCAAGATATATTGGCAATCATCAAGATTAGAATTTACAAGGGATTAGATTATAATTTAAGCAAGTTTAGGGCATATTCTACAAGGCCAATTTACATCGGATATAAATCAACAACCTACAAAAGACTAAAGCCTAAGGGCGGGGTTAAGAAACCTAATTCAATGTTTTTTGCTGGGGGTTATGCTGAATATAAAGATAAATCTCGCAAGCGATCTAATGCGATTGAGGGTCAAACTGCATCCGTTGATTTGACGCTTTCAGGGATGATGTTGCAAAACTTTGTAGTACTTGAGGCAACAAATACAAAATTCACTATTGGATTATTGCCACCTGTGCAAGACTATGGCTATGCAGTCAATCAAGATCGAGGCTTTATTGGATTAGCTGATAAAGAGGTTGATCAGTTGGTGCAAATCGTTAAAGCAAATTTACTTGGAGAATAGCATGGGCATATATGAAGCACTAGATCATCTTATAGATCGAATAGAGTCTATCAATCCAAAGACTGATAGCTATCATCATTTTGTCTGTATCAAAGACGCTCAAGGAAACACACTATCACTTGAAAGCAGATCTAATCAAAATCGCTTGTTTGATATCGCTTTCAATGCACTTGCTCAAGATGATGGGCAAGCGGGCATCAGTGGACGCAAGAGAATTGATTTATCTGTTCGCGTCCGTTATGATATTGGTGGAGATCGTGGCTTGCTTGAACGAATGATTGCTGAAGACTCAAGCAAATTGATCGACACATTGAAACAACCTGATTATGATTTTTCAGTAACTGGGATTGTTTCTTTAATACCTGGTCAAGCTACTACTCAAGAAATTCAAAATGATCCTTCTCAAGTTGGCTACCTTTTAATTTTACCTTTTACTTTACTCTATTTGGAGGATTGACATGACAGTCACACACAGATCGATTTCCGTTGCTACCGAAGCAACATTTGGCAGTTTATCATCATCAACCGGCTTGCCTGACTTCAGTGGCTTGTCTTTTATTTCTTTGCCATGTGAAAGAGACCCAGTAGTCATTTACGGAGATGTTGTAGCCAATGATCGACTTGAGACAAGAGACGGCCCTCATGGTCTACCACCTGAACCTGATACTGTTTGGAGTGGATCAAGTCGAGTACAAAGACGCACCGGTCAAGTGCAAATCACAATGGATTTCACAACCGTTGGCAGTGGTGCAAACACTTATGTTTCAACCGGCTTGGGGAAGTTGTTAAATGCTGGCTTTCTCACAAATCTTGCCGGCTTCACTTCTAGCGATACAGTGACAGCTGATAGTGAGAATGTCTTTACTCCAACAACTACCAACACAAATTATAAAATTGGCGGTGTTGTTTCTAGCTTAATCAATGGGCGTTGTGAGTATTCATCAGTAACAGCCAACAATCGCGGCGGTGCTGGCAAGATTGGCGTTAGCCCTGCATTTAGTGCAAATCCAACAGCTATTTATCCTATGCAAACTTGGTACACTCCCTATGGTACTTCAAGCGGTCAAGTCGTTTCATCTTTGTGCTTTAGAGTTGACGGCGTTGGCTTCCGCACTTATGCCTATGGGTGCAAGCTAGCAAGCTTAAATATCTCTGTTAATGGTGGTCGTGTGATGGGCGAGTTTACCTTTCAAGCCGCATTAATTCAAGATGATCATGGCAATGCAACAGGACCAATTGAGCCTGTTGTTTTAAGTGGTGCAACTCAACATTTTAGAAATGCTTATGCTGTTGTATCAGATGATCCAGTGACTTATTCAAGAACAAATGTAGCAGGTACAACAGGCGAAGAGTTGCCACGCTTAGCGCTAGATGCAGAGGGTTTTACATTCAATATCTCTAACACTTTAACACCTAAAGGTCATTCAAACTCAATCCTTGGGGTGTCTGATATGGAAGTTTCAACTGTTGATGTTGAATGCACCTTGACCTTATCATCAGTTAATACAGCTTTATCATCAGATTTTTCAGATAGAGTTATTCGTCAAGTGTTAATAGGCACTGGACCGGTTGGGGATGGCAAAGGCATGGCTTTATTCATCCCTGCAGGCTATTTAACAGTTGACCCAAATAAATATGATGTAGCGGGTGATATCGTCAAGCAAGTGCTAACCTACAAGCAAAGCCGTTTTGGTGGTGATGTAGGTACAACACAGCCAGCCAATTCACCTGTGAGAATTGCACTAGGAATTTAAAACAATGCTAAAATTCAGCACAACAACAACGATTGAAATTAAAATTGCAGTTTCTTGCGATCCTGCTTTAGATATGACATCAGCTGAGATCAATGCTTATCTTCAAGGAGATTTTGACTCTCTCAAAATCAAGCAAGATCAAGCCCCAACCTACTTCTTTATTAAGCCTCTCTCTCCGTCTGATAGAGAAGAGATTGAGATTAAGGCTGGTGCATATACTAGATCAGAGCTTGGGAGGATGCTTTTTGTTGAGCAACCTGAAGATCAAAAA